CCATCAAATGTTTGAGCTGTTGCGCTGTTTGAAGAGTCAAAAGTTTTAGCGCCAGTATTAGAAGCATCAAACTGCTGGGAAACAGTTGAGTTAAGATTCAAGAAGTAGAATGGTGTTCCTACCTGAAAACCGTGAGGTGAGTCAGTTTGTACGGTAAGAACAGACGGGGCCGCAGCGTTTGTAACAATTCCTTGTGAGTCAGAAATCTTGATCTGTGAACCTTGGAAGAACTCACCGGTAATAATAGATGTGTAAAGGTCGAAGATAGAAGCAGTAGTATCTTGGTTTTGTTTTGCAAGATAAGTAAATGTCTTTGGGTCTGGAATAGAGTTAATGATGTAAGAGCCGTCAGCTGTAATTGACTTAGTTCCGCTGACGTTAATTGGGATACCTACGGCAAGGCCGTGGTTGTCCTGTGTGGTTACCTTAACTTCACGGGAAGTTGCAGTAGTAACCATGGACAAAATGCCATTAATTGTGGTGTCACCACTCTTTGAAAAGAAAGAAGGGGTGTTGTTAATAAGCTCAACTGTTTCCCACTTGGTAGGCTGAAGTCCGTACTCAAAGTCGGTATCAATTAGCGTTTCTGGTTCGGAAACGCGGAGCTTGGTTACCGGATCAATAAATTCTGCTGGGAATAGTATCTCTCCGCCTGAACCGCCGGAGGAGCTACCACCAAGAAAACCAGCCATTTATTCTTCCTTTCTTAGATCCGCGCTCTAGTACTAAGATACCTATAAACACGGAGTATTAACTGCTATAACTAAAGAAAATTAAGCGCCAAGCCACCAAGAATTAGATAAAGCAGCAAAACCAGCAGGGCCAGTAGGGCCTGTTGGTCCAGCATTTCCTGAAGCTACTTCTACAAATGCTCCGCCAAAGTAAACGTAAGTTTTTGCAGTGTTTGTGTTGAACCACGCATCTCCTGCTACACCGCCAGTAGGTTGAGTTGCAGAAGCTGTAAATTTTCCAACAGGGCCTGTAGGTCCTGTAGGGCCTGTAGGACCAGGTACGGTTGAAGGCTCAGTTGATACTGGGCCAGTTGCTCCTGTAGGTCCGGTAGGTCCCGTAGGGCCCGTAACGGTGCTTGGTGCTCCAGTAGCACCCGTGCTTCCGGTTGGACCGGTTGCTCCTGTTGGTCCTACAAACTGACCAGCATCTACCCAAGCAGAGCCATTCCAAATATAAATGTGATTATCAGCGGTAACAATGTAAGCATCGCCAGAAGTATTACCACTTGGAGGAAGGCTTCCTGTTGTAGAAACAGTTCCTTTAACGCTAATAGAAGTACCTGCGGAACCTGTGCTTCCTGTAGGACCTGTAGGTCCTGTGCTTCCTGTTGCACCCGTGCTTCCAGTAGCTCCAGTAGGACCAGTTACAGAAGCTCCTGTTGGGCCTGTAGGTCCTTGCTTTAATGTAAATTCAAATATTGCAGCAGAGGATGTTCCAACATTTGTAACGGAAGGTGTTCCTGCTGGACCTGTAGTTAAAGTATTACCTACAGCAACAGTTGCCGCTGCACCAGCCGCTCCAGTTGCACCTGTGGCACCTGTTGCTCCTTGCGGACCAGTTGCTCCTTGAATATTTCCAGTTAATGTCCAAGCATTACTAATCCAAGAATACAAATTACCGTTTGTTAAAATATAAGTATCGCCAGTTACACCAGTTGGCTGAGCAGTCTGTAGTGTTGCAAGATCTGCGTACTCGCCCTTGATGTAACCAACAGCTCCTGTAGGACCGGTAGCACCAGTTGCACCTGCTCCAGTAGCTCCAGTTGCACCCGTTGCACCGGTTGGTCCCGCTACGTTTGACGCAGCACCTGTCGCTCCGGTAGGTCCGGTTGCGCCAGTAGCACCTGTTGCACCTGCTGGGCCAGCTACAGTTGAGTCAGCTCCAGTTGCACCAGTTGCTCCTGTTGCACCAGTTGCGCCAGTGCTTCCAGTTGCACCAGTTGAACCAGTTGAACCAGTTGCTCCAGTTAATCCTGTGTTTCCTGTGGCACCAGTCGGTCCAGTAGCTCCCACATTTCCTTGAGATCCAGTTGCGCCAGTTGCTCCTGTAGCTCCTGCTGCTCCTGTAGCACCTGTTGATCCAGTCGCGCCGGTAGCGCCTGTTGCTCCAACAATTTGTCCAGCGCTATACCAAGCTGATCCATTCCAGACATAAATATCTCCATCTGCATCAACGATGTATGCGTCATTAGTTACGTTGCCATTTGCAGGAAGATTAACAACCGCAGCAACGCTACCTTTAAGTGTTATACCAACACCTTGTGGTCCGGTTGAACCAGTAGGTCCAGTTGGTCCCGGTACGGTGCTTGCAGCACCTGTAGAACCTGTTGCGCCGGTAGGACCAGTTGCTCCAGTATTTCCAACCGCTCCTGTAGGACCTGTTGCACCAACGGAACCTGTTGCTCCTGTTGGACCTGTCGAGCCTGTTGCACCAGTTGAACCTGTAGGGCCGGTTGCGCCGGATGGGCCGGTAGCTCCGGTTGGTCCAGCTACTGCTACTTGATCTACTACCTGAACATTTACAAACGGTTCAGGTTGGACAATTACTACTTCATCTGCCATTTTAGATATCCACCGTTACTTGTTCGGTTACAAAGACTTGACCTCGCATGTAGGTCTTTTGGAAAGTTGGATCAGTAGAGTCTGTTGCTTGCAGATCCCAAACGCCGCGCTTTGGTAGTTTTTCAGTTACGCTCTTTGGTAGCGAAAGGCGAATACGACCAGTTGAGTTATTGACAACAGTTACAGTCATGTCAGCAATAATGATTGGGGCTCCCGCGTAGACGCGGATCTGAGCCTTAAATACAAGGTTGGTGGTGTCACTTGGGAAGTCAAGCTCAAGCTTGAATGAATCACCCTGATAAATAAGCAGATCGTAAATAGCTGCTGTTGTAGGGGTAGGGTCAAAGCCTTTAAGGTTGTTCTCAATGTAAACGCGCTGTGGGTACTTAGAATCTTCAATTTCTTGAGCCATGTAGATAGGTACCAAACGGTTAGTGTGGCGTGAGACGCGGCGAAGTGTGCCCATCTCCAAACGCCATAGACCAATGTTGAGCGCAGAAGAAAGTTGCTTGTACTGTTCCATGCGCTGTTGAATAATCTGTGAAAGCTGACGGTAGCGCTCAGAGCGTGGGATCATAACTCCGTCTGGAGCTTGGATGTCAATATCAAAAGCTGCGTCTGTAGCTAGAGCCCAAAGCGCTTCAATAGATGCCAAGATAGCAATTGGGTACTCTTCAACGCTAGGTAGGTTACCAACGGTCATTTTGCGGCCGTAGTTGTCCATGCGCTCATGTGTGTGCTGCTCAACAGCTGTGTTAACAAAACGCTCTAGGTCTGAGTCTGTAAAGTAACGGTAAGAGGTACCGGTGATTGAGACTGTAGCGTTAGCTGCTGGTGCTGTATAAAAATGAAAGATTCCCAGATCTTTCTCAACCGTGTATCCGGCTGGGGATGGGATTGGCACAGTTCCTTGAGGGCTGCTCACTTGAACAACAAGAGAGGAGGGCTCAACCGGCTTAATTTTTGAATCAAATGATTTTTGTGTGCCTGTGCCTGGGGCTGTATATGTGAATTTTTTAGGCATGTCACCGAGCTCTAAGCGAACTCTATCGACAATCTGGCTGACTCTGGCCACTCACAACCCCTATTCACGGTATTAATCTAATGGTAGCGAGTATCTACAAAAAATCTTTACAAACGAAGAAGCGGGCATGATTGCCCGCCGCCCCGCCTAGTTAAATCTTAGATAACGCCTGCTAGATAACCCTTTTCTCGCAAGTGAGTAGCAACCTGTTGAGTAACTGAGTACTTCTGGCCAGCCTTAAAGCTGTAGTTGTTTCCTGCACCAAGGGTCATGTTTTCGATGTCTTCAACAACTCGGATCACAACAGTTGCGTCTGAGCCACCAACTTCGATTGGTGAGTCAACAATTACTGTCTGACGATCTGGAAGTGTTGCATCAATTACTTCTGTCTCTAGCTGTACCTGTGCCTTGGCTGTTGCCATTGACATAGTTGCTGCTCGTTCTTGAAGTACCTGTGCGTTTTCCTCGAGCTGAACTTCGCGGGCGCGACCTGTAACATCGGTCGGTTTGACTTTACTTGCCATTTGTATCCTCCGGTTTAATGTCTGAATGTTTGTGTTGGGCGGGGGCTTTTACACCCCCGCCTAACATTTAAGCTATTTAGTTGTATTAGTTGGTTTCTGCAATAACAACAGACTGATCTGTAATAAGACCAAGACCGAAGATTGAGTACCAAGCAAGTGCATGCTCACGACCGAAGTCAAGAATACCGCCATCGCGGAGTTCAACTGGAAGAGAGATTGCGTGACCGAATGCGTTATCTCCAATGAAGATAGCTGCGTAGCGGTCTGAAGTTCCGTTACCGGTCTTTGTTGCTGGAGTTGTGTATCCTCCACCAGGAGTTACTGTTGGGTTAGCCACAACTGTATCAGTTGTGTAGTTAGCACCAGCACCACCAGCAACCTTGAGAACCTGAGTGGTCTCAATGAATACTGTGTCGTAAAGGCGGCCAATTTCACCAAGCATGAAGTTACCTGGAGCTGCGTACTTTGTAACTTCGATGAACTCTGGATTGTCACGAAGCTTGCGGCTCTGGTGTGGGTGAACGAAAGCAACATATGTCTCACCAAGGCGAGGGATGTTCTTTGTAGCAAGTGTTTCAACAGCGTCCTTGACAGTGTGTGGTGTTAGGTTAAACGCACCTGTCATAGAAGCACGGGTTGTACCCTTTGTGCCATCTGCATACCAGTTGTTAACAGCTGATAGAGATGAGCGGTCTTCACCGTAGATTGTTGATGTTGCTGCGTAAAGTGTGTCGCGTGAAAGCTGGTCTAGGTAGACAGCCATGTTACGACCAAGAAGACGTGAGGCTGAAGCCATTACGTCATCGAATGAAGCGTTGAGCAAAAGCTCAGAAACAGCAAGAGCATAACCATGCTCTGATACTGTGATTGAGAACTGCTGTGCTGTAAGTGCGTTAGTCTGCATGCGAACACCTTCAACGAGTGAAGATGCAAAGCCGAGGTTGTTGTAACGCATGAAGTTAATCTGGAGACCAGGTGCAACACCTAGTTCTGTCTTCTTTACTGCAAACTGCTCAAAGCGAAGGATTGGCATGGCCTGGAAAAGAATTTCCTTGGACCAGATAGTCTGGATCGCTTGAGTCAGCTGTGTGTTGGTACCTGAATACGCGGTAGGCGCAGCGGCTAGATTGCCGGTACCTGTAATGGATGATGCCATTTTAGCTTTGACTCCTTATTTGGAATTTGAGGGGTGAGTTTTTGTTTAGCCTAAAAGCCCTTGAGTCTTACCTTGAGCGCGAGCGCTTAGGAGTCGACTACGGTATTTTGAGTATTCGTTCATCGGCATTGCCGCAATTTCTTCCGGCGTAAAGTTACGTTGTTCCGAATTAGTTTCCAGTGGCCCATTGGGAGGAGTAGTGATACTCGTTCCCTTCATTTCTTTTCTGGCGTTCTGCATAGCAGACTGAGCCGATTCAAGAATTCTTGCTGAACGCTCTTTAAGATTTTCCACACTAGCCTGAAGCTCTTCACGGGAGTTACCCTGAATGAGATCTACTAGTTCCGGAATAATGTTATCGCGCTCTTGATCGAGTACTTCTTGTCGATAAGCATTTAAATCTGCAAAAGTCTTTTCCCGCTCCAGTAGAGCGAAGGCTCGTTCGCGTTCAACACGCTCACGCTCCAACTGCTCCTGCAACTCTGCTAGACGAGCATCTGCATATGACTTGGAATCAAGTTCCGCCAATGCTTCTTCTCGAATTCGTGCAGCTTCTGCTTCCGCGTCTGCTGCTCTACGAGCTGCTTCTTCTTCTTTTTCCTTCTTGATTGAGAGAAGTTCTTCCTTCAAACTTTCGATCTGAGGGTAGAGCTTTTCTTTCTCTTGAGAACGTACTTTGGCCAAATCATCATCAGTGTAAAACTTCTGAGTACTTGCCTTTTCTGTAGTAGTAACAGTCGGCGCGTCAACGCCCGACACATTTACGACTGGAGCTGTTCCGGCCTCTGCTTCAAAAGCAACTGCCATTGTTTCTGCATTTTCCATGCTTACATCCTTTGTATCCTAGGGGTCGTTTTCCGAATGCCATTACTGGCGTAGCACATGTGACCTAACGTTTATTACTATGTATTTTCTCGATTCAGTACGAAATTGTCTGCCTAAGTAGGTTTATTTTTCGTACTCTTCCGGAGGCCGTCTACGAGGTAGAGCGGTTCCGTAAGCTTCAGTTACAAGGGATGTGCGGAGTGCCGCTTCACCTTGTTGTGCTTGCATATCTGCACCATCCATAAGTGGAGGTACACCAGCAGCTTGTAGAGCGCCACCGCCACCAGCGGTCATAGCGCCACCTCCAGCGTTTAAGCCGCCTCCACCCATATCTGGAGTAGCCATTCCACCGGTTAGTTGCATAATTTCTTGTTCAATCTGTGTCTGAAGTAACTTCAGTGCGCCATCAGATACCGCATCATCACGGAGCTCTTGGCGGATCTCTTGTAGCTTTTCAGCTGGGAACTCTTCACCTAATGTGCGAAGAGCACCTTCTTTAGACTCTAGGCCCAATGACAAAAGTGATTGAACTTCGTTAAGAGCAATCAACTTATCTAGTGGAAGAGGCTGTGGGAAATGCACATAAGACTGGTAAGTAATAGGGTCATTTGGATCTAGCTTGTCTAGCTGACCGTTCTTGATAGGGGTGTTCACTTCCGGCTTCCAAACAAAAGTCTCTGGCTCTTTAATAGCCAAGCTAAGCAAAATAAGCTCGTTAACTCTTTCAAGTCCACGAGCGTACTGAATGATCTTTTGGTGGTAGCGGTTCATCAAAGGCTGGAACTGAATTGAAAGAGCAACGCCTGATGTATTAGAAATAGGTTGAGCTTGTCCAAGTGCTGTTTCCGGCACACCGATCATTTCGTGCATTGACTTCTTAATTAAAGCCAAGAACTCCATAGCGCCTTTAAGGCCTTGAGATCCACCCTCTAGGTTTTCTACCTTTGCATCTTTTGGTAGTCCGCCCCAGACCTTATTAGCGCCCTTCTCAAGCTGAGAAGCTTTAGCACCGATGATGACTGTGACTGGGGCGGCGTGATAGTTGACAATATCAGCAACGTCCGTAGCAGTTTCATTGTAAGTGCGGTTAATATTGATAATGTCATTGCAATCAGAAAGACCCCAAGGGCTACCACTAATGCGAACATTTGGAATATGAATAACTGGAATAGTGCCAAGCGGGTTAGGGCGAGAGTCAATAAGTTCGTCGTTGATGTACTCTTCAATAACATCGTCAGTTAAGATTTCTGTATATGTGAAGACTTGACGCGTACCCTCCAGCGATGTACCCCAGAAGCGATACTTGAGCTTGAAACGAATAAGGCGCTCGCGGTCATGAGGATGAAACTCTGGAAAACAGAAAGATGAGTTAAGAGGAAGGATACGGACACGGCCAGGGTGCTGACGACCAGCAGGATCGACCCAAGCTTCTTCATACGCAACCTTGATAAAGCAGTCACCAGATACACCACCTTGTTGTCCGATTTCCCACAATACTGTGGCCTTGTTGTTATCTACTTCCCACACTCGCTCTAGTAGGTCTGGGACGATAGCTTCTGTCTCTTTTGGTGATCGGAAGTTAACACCTTTACCAAAAGTAAAATTAAGTACAAAGTCTGTAAACGCACGATAGTAATTCATTACCATCTGAGTTTCGCCTGTTTGACGGCGATAAGAATAATGATGGCCAAGATACATTGCCCAGTTAAGGGAATAACGATTTAGGCGTGGGCCATGAACTTCAAACTCTTCATCTGCAAGCTCTACTAAACCAAGAGGGGAGATGGAGATTGTTAAATCAGAAGAGGCTGCCCTATAACTGGGAGGGGAGAAATCAATACCGCTACCGCTCACCAAAACACCCTTCTACTTCTAATACGCATAGACTAACACAAATGTCGACAAACCGCTAAAAGTGGCGTCGGAAAGATTCACCGGCAATGGTTCCCTTGCCAACTGGCTTGGTAACCTTTTTCTTCATTGCCTTTTCTTTTTTCTCTTTTTCTTCTTCTACGTAGTCTCTGAACCGAGGGTCAATGTCTTTCTTTGAATCAACAAACTTTCCGCCCATCTGAACATACTTTGCGTGTATCCAGTGAGCAGATGCTGGTGATTGTTTTGAGAAACGAGTCTTAGCTTGGGTTCTAACCATGTTGTAAAGCTTAGGGTTGGCAGGTAACTGCTTTGGACCCTCTTTTACTTCTTGACCTCTGATCAGCATTTTTAATCCTTATAAAGAAGTTCTCGCCCCCGCCACGTATTCGCCGTAGAAACGGGGGACGAGAAACTTTATTAAATTAGTCCTGGACTACAGCAGGGTTCATAGCACTCTGACGAGCGCCGTTGCGAATAACTTCTTCGAAACGATTGTCGCCGTGATCAGCAAAACCGCCAGCAGCAAAGTCTGTCAAGTTCTGTGGTGCTTCTACCCATGCAGCTGAACCAACGTGTGCGCGTTCACGCATTGTCTCTTCAGCTGTCTTCTGCCAAACAGGTGCATTGCGATTAGCACGACCTGGTGCAGGCATGTATCCCTGCATAGCTCCGTTTGTAAACTGAGCTGGTACGTCTGTGTCAGTTGCAATGCCTTCTTCGAAACGAAGTGGTCCGCGTTGTCCTGGAACAGCGCCTGCCATCTTGCGGTCGTAAATAGCTCCTACTTTTTCAGGGAACTTTGGATCTGGTGCAATTGTCATTAATGACTCCTAAATATCGGTTGAGGACCTCGGTAAAAGTGTCCTACTTTTAAAGGGTATAAACAGGCTAAAGTAGAAATTATCTGAAAAAGGGTGAAGACGATACTTCTACCTGTGGCATGGTTAAATCCATAGTTAGGGCACAAGCGATAGCCAAAGAATCCGCATAGTCGTCATGGGCATGGGCTTCTTCCGGGGCGTGGGCAAGAAAGTTAGGGCCTTGGAACTTTGTCTCTAGATCCGTCATTTGCTGATAAAAACGCTTCCAAGTGCGAAGGCGGCGAGTTTTAGCGTGAGCGGGCCAACCAACCATACGGCGGTCAATTAAAGCTTTAAGGTGCTTCCAACGCTTTGATTGCTCGGGCTGGCTACTGCCTATGGCGTGTACTTCTGCTCTTGGCAAAAGGATCTTCATACGTTGGGCTACTGCATCACCAACACCGTTAGCATCAATTCCAACAGCTAAGACGTCGTAGTTATTAAGGAAGCTAACAATTTGGAAATACTGGTCTTCCCAATCATCGCCTTGAATCTCTAGCCAATTTAAAACTCGGTGATCGTAATAACCGAATTCATCTGGTCTATCCCAGTCAACCCAGACCACTGTAACTACTGTTGAGTCAAGTTTTCTTGCTGGGTCGATTCCAACAACAACTGGTGTTCTGTGCCAAGCTTTGACTGTTTCTTGTGAGGTGTCACCGAGCTCGTCCATAACAGCTGATGTAACGAACATTCCTCGCTCCAACAACCATTTGCATGAGTACGACATCTGGAACTCATCAGAGTCCTCCCCAATACGTAGCATCTCTTTCTTTATAAACTTACCGTAGTTAACGTTTACTTTAGCTACATCTCGCCAGTCCCATTCAAAATGATTTTGACGTGAGCTGCGGCCTGTCTGTCTCCGCTTGTTTAGTTGGATAGAGCGGTAAAAGTTATTCTTACTTGTAGTTGGAGTGCCTGTTTTAACCATAGTTCCTGAGTAGTAAGCAAGCATAGGGCTAATAGATTTTGATACAACAAAGTCGTCTGCCTCCTGGCACTCGTCAATCACAATAAGATGAAAAGACTTAGATTCAATCTTTGCACGTGGGTTAGCTGTCATCATCATAAGACTACTGCCTGAGTTCTTAAGCTTGATCTGTCGCGTTACACCAGGGACTTTTCCAAGCGAATCGTCAATCTCCGGATCACCAAGAATTTCAAGCGCACGTTCTGATGTAAGTCGGTTTACTGTACGACCGAACAAAGTTTCTACCTGTCCTTCAACAGGAGCAAACATACCGATCCAAATTCCTTCTTTAAACTTACCAAGAAGATCTGGGTACATTTTTGCAAGTCGTGGAAGTAGCACCATAAGTGTAGCTACAGTGTTAGCGATAGTTTCTGATTTACCTGACTGACGTGCAGCAAGTGCAGTAATTTCTTCACCGTCATTAATGATTACAGATTCAATAATGCGACGCGCTAAAGGCATTTGGTATGGGTGTAACTCATGACCAACAAGAGCGGTCATAAACTGAATTGTTCTGTCAGTTATCTTTCTTACAAATTCTTTAGAGAGCTCATCGAGCTCTTCAATCTCTTCTTCCGGCGCAAGATCATCTTCGTCCTCGTCTGCGGGGAAGAACTCTTCGTCGTCGTCTTCTAAAACAATGTTGTTTTCCATATTAACCTTAAGTCTAGTTAAAAACAAAAAGCCTGGGCTGTTAAACCCAGGGCCCTTTGCTGCCACCACACGGGGAGAGGAAGAGAGAGGCAAGGCCTAGTTTAGCATAAAGTCGACAAATCTATTTAAGGCTTAGCCATTCTTTTGTGCAGCTCTTCTACAACCGCATGAAGAGCTTCGGCGCCAGTTCTAGCTTCCTGTAAATAGACCATCTCACGGCTTTTTGTATAACCGGAAAGGCAACGACCTACCTCATAAATTGATTGTTCTAGCCACATTTCTAGCTCTCCGGTAGGGATCCGAGAAACTCGCTTTGCAATCTTTTCAGAGAACGGCTTATCCCAATCTTTACTATTCTTTGAAAAAAGCTTCTTCATAACTGCCGTCCTCCGGTTCCCAAATTTTGCGGACTTTCATAGCATCCGATAGGCGGGAGTCTATTGCATTATCGTCTTCAAATGGCAACTCTGATCCAGGGATCCATTTGCCTATGTAAAACCCTGGTTTAGTAAATGGGAAACGAAAGACTAGACAAGAGCCTTTTCGATAAGGGTGATCAGTTTCCTGGGTCCAACCGACCTCAGCAACTGGAAGGAATTTGCGGTGATAGTACTCAAGTTTTCCGACGTATAGTTGACCGTATGTTTTCATAGAATCTCGTTAAATAGTTCCTTTGCCGTAAAGTGTTTGATGTTAAAGTCCTCTGGAAGCGGTTTACCAAGCTTGCTACCAATCATTGCTGTCTGGCTAATGCGCTCTTTAGCCCCAGAAGAGAAGTCATTCATATTAGCTGGACCCATATCCGGCCACTGATCTAGACCAGAAGCTCTTAGATACTTACCGGTAGAGCCACTAGCCTTTAGGCCCTCCCATAGATGGGTAGGGACATTTCGGTACTCCCACCAAGTGTTATCTCTAAATACAACCACAAGTCTTTTATCGGTTGGGTGGTACGCAATAGTCCAAGCTCTAGGGCGCTCAGGGTTTGTTGTTGGCGCGTTCTTAACCTCAGCACCGGCGTTCTTTAATTCCTTTGGGACACTAACAAGCCACTCGGTGTTTTCAAATACCTCGTCGCGGCTTTCCTTAAGCTCACGCTTAGTTACCTGAGTTAAGTTATCAGTCTTGACGCGAGCTAGCTCTTCACTAAGTCGGTTTAAGCCTTCCATGTAGGCTTTACTGCGTCTAGCCATTAGTCCTCGCAAACGTGATCTTGGGTCTCTGTCTCCAGTACTCTGACTAGACACACAGAACAACGTAAGTATCTTACAGGTTTAAACTCATTTTGAGATGTAGCACCCAGAGGAAAGTTACTGCCGTCCTCGTTGTCTTGAGGTTCGTAATCAATCACAATATCTGGCTCATCAAAGAGCTCCCTAGGAAAAGGTCCCTTGGGATCCATCATAGTTTTTGGTACTGGGTGTACCTGAACAGCAGCTCTTTTAGTTACTCTCATCAGCAGGTGTTTCCTCTACAGGAGCTTCTGCTTTCTTTTTAGTAACCTTTGGCTTCTCTTCAACAACTTCCTTAATTGGACCTTCTGAGCGAAGGGCAAACTTACCGTCAGCCGCATCTGTCAGTAGCCAACGTGGAAGACAGGTAGAGCAGTAATCAACAGAATTCGCTGCGGGATCGGCTACTGTGTAAACAGCCGCTGCTTCGCAATTAGCACATTTAATCATTATTACCTCCGCCGTCAGTATACAACAAAAAAGGAGCCGATATCTCTATCAGCTCCCTTTTAGTAAGGCTGGTTACTTGGACGCGCCAATGCCAATCGACTTGTCCTTTGGATTGACAGCCTTTGCAAGAGGTCCGACAAGGCCAGCAATAAACGCGTTAAGAAGCGTCTTTGGATCGGTAACGCCGCTCATATAAAGAGCAGCTACTGCTGCCGCTGATGCGCGGATATAAGAACCAAACGCTGCTTGAAGTTGTGCTGTGTTCATTTTTCTCTCTTTCGTGTTAGGTGAGGGCTCCACGTGTAAAGCGCCTCAGCTCCACAAAAGTACTACCACTCAGGGGATTCGTCAATATGCTGATCAAAGCGGCCTTCAAGCCGGGCAATCGATACACGCATCTCAGTTACATCAGTAGCAATTTTATTGATGGAGTCACGCATGCTGGATCCGCCGTTTGGCTTAAGTTCAGCTAGGTAGTGCTTGATTGTCCACTTAATGCCAATAACGGTTATGCTGCCTACCCCAAGTACTACAGAGGTAAACGCGGCCCAGTCAGATACGTTCATATACACATACTCATTCTGTCGAAGATGTCAAGTTCAAAATAGAAGAGTGTGTTGTCCGTCTCAAATCACGAGATTTATATCTTTAAATTAGACCACTTAAGCGTGAATTTGTCTTGATATAAAAAATATATCTGTTTGGACTTGACCTACGACGTAACGCTGTGGCAACCTAGAACATGAAAGGCTCCAGTAATGGAGTCTTTTATTACTGAGAGGAGCAGAAATGCTTAATATCAGAATTAATCTAACGATTAATCTACGAAAGGCTGGAGCAAGTGCGGTAGCAGGAATGATCCTTCTAGCACACTTGATAACGCCGGCCTACGCTTTGTCGATTGAACCGCCAAAGGTAAACTTAAAGCCTGAAAAGGTGATTACAGCTAACTTGACGCACATGAAGGTTCAGACAACAAAGTCAGCAGCCAAGGCCGCCTTGGCAAGTGACAGCGTCAAATACTTTGATGCTGAAGCGCTCGCTTTTCTAACAGTCTTTACACAGGATTGGAAGATGAACGAGTGGGTATGTCTTCGTAATTTGTGGATGAAAGAGAGCCACTTCAATCCAAAGGCGCAAAATAAGTCCTCTGGTGCATACGGAATCGCCCAGTTCATGCCCTCAACATGGGGCAACTACAAGGTTGAAAAGACCGCTGTAGCAGAACTCCAAATTAGATACGGACTACGATACATCTACAAGAGATATGGATCCGAGAATGACCCCAATGGTGCATGCAACGCGTGGAGTTTCTGGCAAAAGAAGGGCTGGTATTAATAACGCCCCATCTTTTGATGGAACGCAGCCTTGTCGCAAAATGGACTTAGCTATCTTCTTCCCCGAAGATCGGATGGAAGAAGCAAGAGCAAAATCAGAAATCAAACCGATTTGTAAAACGTGTCAGTTCCACACTGCTTGTTTAGAGTGGGCCATGCAGAACTCTGAAAAAGGGATCTGGGCAGGAACTACGGAAGAAGAACGACGCATTATGCGTCGGCGATTTAAAACTTTTGCATAGCAAAAAGCCCCCGGTTATTAGCCGGGGGCTTTTTGTTTGTGTTGGGATTAAGCCCAAGGTGTGATTGTAATTGTTGCTGTTGTTGCGATTGAAGATGCGCCACCAGCTGTTGACTGTGTCTTGATTGTGCCAGCTGCACCAGTTAGGCGTGTACCAGGTGTGATAGCTCCTGTGTCTGCAACAGTCCATCCTGAACCTGCGATAACAAGTGTGCTTCCATTTCCACCGGTTACAGTCCAAGTTCCAACAAGTGCTGCTGGGATACCTGTACCTGCTGCGATAGTTACCTTTGTACCAACTGGCCATGTGCCTGTTCCGCCAGATACAGTTACAGTTGCAGCAGTTGTGCTTGTAACGTTAATCTGAGTTGGCTGTGTAGCTGTATTTGTAGCTGCTGAAGCTGTTGTGATATTAGCTGTTTCGTAACCAGCATCCTTAAGCTCATCAAGAGCTACCGCTGTTAGATCACCAAGTACTGAAGGTACGATGATGTAGCCAATTCCAGCACCATCAGCTGCTGTAAGAGCATCTGTGCGCTGTACCTTGCCGTATTGACCTGTGATCAATCCAGCGTTTGCTGAGTTGGTCACTGTGAAGTCAAGAGCGTCTACTGAAGCAACTGTTGCTCCTGAAAGGTTGTAAGCTGATGCTGTAAGGCCTGTGATGTCTACAGTGTCTCCTACTGCAAGGTTGTTCTGTGATGTGTAAGTAACAGTTGTTCCATTACCTGAAACTGCGGTAATGATGTAGTTACCGGTTCCTGCTGTAAATGATGGGTAACCTGACCAACCTGCTTCTGCGTTTGCGTGGTTGTCAAGAGCTGCGTTTAGGCGCTCACCTGTTACCTGTGTTGTAGCTGACCATGATGCGTCTGCTCCAACACCTGGAAGAACGTGCTCAACTACCTTTGCAAGTGCTGTCTGACCTGTGTCTGATACAGATGTTGCGTTAGTAACTGTGAAATTTGAAGATGTAGCTGTAGCAATTACAGCGTTTGTTAAGTTTGCACCTGATGTTGAAAGACCTGTAATAGTTACAAGCTGACCAGCAGCAAATGAATTAGCTGATGTATAGGTGATTGTTGTTCCATTTCCTGAAGCTGCTGTGACTACAGCAGTCTTATAAGAAGTTGTGCTGGAACCTGTTGTTCCGCCAATATTTACAGCCGCTTCTTCTGTGCGGATGTCATTTGGCTGCATAGGGTGGTTGCCCCATACGAAATCTACTTTGACGTTTCCGCCAGTATCTAATGCCATTGTGAACCTTTTCTCTAGAGTGGTTAAGCACCTGATCGGGGTGCAGAAACTATTGTCTAAGAGTATTTAGGCTCTGTCAGGCTTTATCTTTAAATGTATTTGTCGTTACGTCAAAGTTAGCTGAGGTAACAAGAGCCGGATCAATACCGGTAACATCAACAATAGTTGGTTCGCTAAGGAGGATGGCGGCTAGGCGCTCGTCCGTCCCCATAACCTGGACAACTTCGCCGTCAATTACAAAGGCAAGCATCGCTGCGGAAGCTACATATGTCATTTATATCCAACCAATACTTGATCCCATTTACCGATAGGGCAAACCGCATTAGGTAACTTTGTTTTAGCATCCATGAAGCACCCACACTTGGTGCACTGGTGGGTTAGCGCAATATAATTAGGGCAGGCCTTACAAAGCTCTAGGCGCTCTTTAGAGACGGCTTCAGCCACTCGGCCTAGATTCTTGTTGTAGAGGTCCCAAGGCCTAGCTGGCCGTGAGAATGGGTCCGTCATGGTGCTCCTTTAATATTTACCGTACACGTCGCTGTAGAAATTATGTACCAGTATACCATCAGCAAAATACATATCATTTTCTTCTACATCTAGCTCAACGGTAGAAGACATCACATAAACTTGCTCAATATTAATTATTTCAATTTCGTTCTTGTTAGCGTCTAGGAAGTAGTCTCCAACCTGTAGGCCGTCTACCCGAATAAACTGATAGGTGTCTCCGCGCTTTGCAAAGATCATGTGCTCATAGGTTACTCGATATTGACCATTA